TATAATCCTGGAATGGATAAAGGTTTATTTGTAAGTAAAGATGGAAAAGATAGTTCAGGAAAAACTGTAGTTCAAAACATTACTGTAAATGTTCCTAACATGGATCCGAAAGCACTTGTGAATCTTTTATCTCAGTATGGTAAAACTAATGGAGCTATTCCACCTTACCTGCTCAAGCCGAAGGGATAATTAGTTATGCCTTCACCTAGTTATTTAGTTGAACTTCAATTTGGGGCAAGCGGTTACATTGATGTAACGCAATATGTGCAAAGCATTTCTATTAGTCGTGGAATCAATCGGGCTTTAGATGATTTTTCTGCTGGATCTATTTCAATAACTTTTGTAAACAATAATCGTGTCTTTGATCCATTGAATACTTCTTCTCCGCTTTGGTATGGGGCTGGCGGTTATACGCTAGTTCAACCTGCTGGGGAAATAAGATTTTCAAGCAATGGAGTTAGGCGGTTTACTGGTTTTGTTCAGGACTGGGAATTTACTTATGAAGAATCGGGTTTTGATGGTTTAGCAACAGTTTCTGCTTTAGATCTTCTCTACAAAATTAGTAATGGTTCTTTTACTGGTGGAACGCAGTATGTGGTTCAAGCTAGTAGTGATCGCATTGATTTAGTTTTGAACGCTAATGGTTTTGATGCTTACGATTATGCGGGCATTAGGGGCGGTCATACTCTGATGGGTTATGACGAGAATGCTCCGGGCGATAATGTTTTGACTTATTTACAGAATGTTGCTCGCAGCGAACCCGCAGATTTGTATAGCGATTCTTCCGCAGTTTTGCAGATGAAAGATCGCAGTTTCACTAATTATGAATGGCAGAATACAAGTAGATACAATCTAGTAACTTATCCTTCTACCGCAACTATTCTTACAGGCAATGTTGTTTCGGGTGAACCTAGAACTGGTTGGACTTTGATTGGAACTCAAGCTACTTCAACTCCTAGTGCTTATGGTGGTTTTGTTTGGCGTGGCGGAACTGTTGCCGATCCATTTGTGCCTACAGATAGCTTTGTTGGTTTCGCTTATCAGGACTATAACCCAGAAAGATACGCTAATACTGGAGTTACATATACCTTTTCAGGTTTGATTCGTGGCGTTGCAGGAAACTTTGATGTTGACTTATTTTGTTTAGGAACTGATGGGCAAGCTTTAGGTATAGCAAGTTCAACAAGTATCACTTCGCCTTCTTCTACTACATGGAATTCTTTTAGCCTAACTAGAACAGAATTATCTGGAAGTGCGATTGGTGGGTTGCAAGCTTACGCTTCTTTTTCTGGCGGTAGCACTTACACAGTTACTGGAGATGGTTTCATTATTGAACCTGCCGGGACTGTCCCAAATTATTTTGATGGAAACTATAACCCTTATTCAAGTTCTGCTTCTACCGCATACGAGATCGCATGGTCTGGTGTCCCTGAACAAAGTCAGTCAGGTTTACTAACTAGCGTTGCTTCAGCAATTACTGCACCTACTGTTCGCAGTTTTGCAGATGCTAATGGTCAATCTTTATTTACTGGGACTGCAATACCTTTTACGGATCTTCAAGTTGTTTACGCTTCCGAACAGCTTTACAACAAAATTCAGGTTATAGGTATCAATGCAACCGCAAATGTTGAAGATACTACAAGTCAAGGTTTATATGGTTTGCGAACTTATGTTCAGTCAGATAACTTAACTACTTCTACAACTAAACCTGCCGAGATTGCTTCCGCTTTTCTAGGTGAATTTAGATTACCTGAATATCGGGCTAATCAGGTGAGTATTGCTTTAGAATCTTTGACTTCAGGACAGCAAACAATTGTTTTAGGTATTGAGATCAGGGATGTAGTTAGGGTTGCTTTCAAGCCTTCTAATTCAGGCACAACAGTTGATAAGTATTATCAAGTTTTAGGTGTAAATGCTAATGTTGATAATGAAAGAGATCAG